CGATCTTTAACAGTATTAGTGCGGCAGTAAGTGCGGCTGGGACAGACCAAGCAGGTGCTACTGGGTTAGTTTCTAATATCAATAATGTGACTGTAGTTACTGCTGCGGCTGCTGGAGTAAGACTGCCAACTGCTGTAGCTGGTATGCGTATCCTAGTTAGAAACTCAGATAGTGCGGATACTTTAAGTATTTACCCAGCAACAGGCGGTACGATTAATGCTTTAGCGGCTAATGCTGCATTTACCTTAGCTGCTGGCGCAACTATTGAGTTAATGGCTACCACCGCTACCCAATGGTACACATTCTAAATGGCTTTTGCTGATCAATATGTCGTATATGGTTATTGGGAATACGATTACTGTATAGGAGATGTTTTAGCTACTGAAGCTAGTGGCTCTATTGTTGGAACAGCAACAATATCTGGATTTGCAACAAAGATAACATTTAGTACCGCTTCAATTAGTGCAAGCGCAACAATAAGTGGCGCAGGAATACGACAGCGTTTAGCAGAAAGTTCTATATCTGCTGATGCTTCTGTAACTGGCGGTGGAATTAGACAGCGTTTAGCTACATCATCTATAAACGGAACAGCAACAAGTAGTGGAACTGGAAACTATACAGCAGGCGCTAGTATATCTATAACAGCATTAGCCTCTGTTTCTGCATTTGGTAATGCAATATTTCAAGGTAATGGCGCACTAAACGGCCTAGCACTTGTAGTCGGCAAAGGCTACATTATTGGCGAAGAATGGACATTAGATACGCCAACTTCTGATACATGGAGTTTAGATTCAATAACAAGTAGTAATTGGACTGATATATCAGCCGCAAGCAATACTTGGACAGATGTTAGTATCAACAGCAACACTTGGACAGATAACACAACTGGAACAACACAATGGCAATAAGTAGACTTTCGTTCGGTGAGTGGACTCCCGACCAGCCAGGACTGACTAATGGCCTGCAAAGGGCAGAGAATGTCTATGCAAAGCTAGTTGGCTATGGGCCTCTGCCTACAGTAGTAGATTACTCTGGGGCAGCCTCAGAAAACCTAAACAATGTAGTTGCAGCCAAAACAACAATTGGCGCTACTTTAGTATTTGCTGGTGGCGATACTAAGCTATTTAAACTAGATAGCGGTGATTTATCGCTAGATAATGTATCTAAGTCTGGCGGTTATTCAACCACATCCAGCGATAGATGGAGATTTACTCAATTTGGCAATGTTGTTATTGCAGCAAACGGACAAGCTAAATTACAAGGGTTTAATGTTAATTCTTCTACATTATTTGCAGACCTAGCGGCAGATGCACCAACCGCTAAATATGTAACGGTAGTGCGTGATTTTGTAGTATCCGGCAATGTTCAATCAGATTATCCTAATCGAGTGCAATGGTCTGCTTTAGGCGATGAATCTAGTTGGACTAACAGCGCAACAACCCAAGCTGACTTTCAAGATATTCCAGATGGCGGCACAGTCGTTGGTGTTACCGGAGGTGAGTTTGGCCTAGTCTTTATGGACAGAGCCATTCACCGTATGTCGTATGTTGGAAGCCCATTGGTGTTCCAGTTTGACAATATTAGCCGTAACTTAGGATGTTATGAGCAAAACTCCCTTATTCAGTATGGTGGGACTAGTTTTTTCTTGGCAGATGACGGATTCTATGCTTGTGACGGTCAGAATGTAGTGCCTATTGGCGATGAAAAGGTAAACCGCTTCTTTTTTGATAATGTAGATGAAGGTACTTTATACCTTATGTCGGCAGCAGTAGATCCAGCCAAGAAACTGATTATCTGGGCTTATGCCTCTAATAACTCGGCAACTGTAGATAGCTTGTTAATCTACAACTTTAAAACCCAAAGATGGACTAGCGGAACAACTACTGCTGATCGCATTGCAAGCACATCTACCCCAGCAGTAACCTTAGAAGGCATGGATGTTTACGGCAATTTAGACACTATTTTGACTTCTTTTGACAGTCGTTTATGGCTTGGCGGCAAGCTGCAATTAGCTGGTGTTAATGGGACTAAGATCGTTACATTTACAGGCGCTAATGCAACAGCGTATTTAGAAACAGGAGATGTTGAAGTTCCAGGCGCAACATCAGCTATTACAATGATAAAACCAATAGTAGATAATGGCTCTGCAAGCGTGGCAGTTGAGTCCCGTAGACTGCTAAATGAAGCTATATCCTTTGGAACTCAGACGGCTGCCGATGCTGAAAACAGAGTAAGTATCCGTAGCGTAGGTCGCTATCATCGTCTACAATTAACACCTACAGGTAGCTGGACTTCAGTTGTTGGGGCAGATATTGAATTAAATGGTTTAGGGACTAGATAATGTTTAGACGATTACCTCCTTTTGGTGGAGATCAGCGAGCAGTCGCTGAAATCGTCAATGGCATTATGGATGGGAAAACCAACAATACTGGCTCTGTAACATTAGCAACAGGCGGTGCAGCAACTACTACTATTACCGATGCCCGCATTGGTGTAGATTCTGTCATTTTGCTGATGCCTACAGACGATACATCTGCGGCAGCATATTACCCTTATTTAGCAGTTCAAGACGATACAGATCAAGCAGCAACGACCACAACGGCAGTTAATATTATGTCGTTTAGCACCACAGATTATGCGCTAGGCGCAAGTCTTGTAGATAACAGTAAGTTAAAAGTAGATTATTCTGGGCTATACAATGTTCAGTTTTCGGCTCAGTTTGTAAACACAACAAATGATCCTGAGTTTATTGATGTTTGGTTTGTAAAAAACGGCACTAATGTTACTGCGTCTAATAGCAAATTTGGAATATCACAAAGAAAAGGTGCTGGCAATCCAAGTCACATGATTGGCGCACTTAACTTTTTTATTGCATTGCAAAAAGATGATTATGTGCAATTGGCTTGGCGGCCAAGCGACATAAATGTATCAATAGAGCATTTTGCCGCAGCATCAACCCCAACAAGACCAGCAACGCCAAGCATCATTGCAACAGTAAGCTATTTATCATCAAACGGATATACAAGTAATTTATTTACAGAGCCTTATATATCAACAGTAACCAACGGAAGTGCCACCATTAGCCATCCGGCTAATACCGTAGCAGGCATGACCTATAAATATGTAATCGTAGGATAAAAGGAAAATATTATGGCAGGCTCAAATTTAAGCATGATTGGCCCAGGAATGTCGGCTTTTGCAGGTATTCCACCCACGCCAACAACAATACCGCCAACAACGCAAACACAACTCCCATATCAGCCTAGACAAGCACCTCGCTTTTTACCTAGCGAACCAATTACTCCAGGCACAGACAGCAATATCTCTGCAGTACAACCTTTCTTAAATGAAGGTTTACGGCAGGCGCAAGAGTTGTTTTTGCGTCAGCAGCCGCAGATGTATCAAGGGCAAACCTATGTAAGCCCATCCGAGCAAACCCTAACCGCATTGCAAGCCCAAGAAAATATTGCAAGAGAGCAATCTCCAGTATTGGGCGCTGCGCAAGGTGCGTTTTTGCAGTCATTAGGCGGCATCAGCAATACGGCAGCAGGACAGTATTTAAACGCTAATCCGTATCAACAACAAATGATGCAGGCTGCTACACGCCCATTAGAGCAAGCCTTTAGTAATCAGGTATTGCCTGGCATTTCCAGCCTGTATTCAAAGTCTGGTCGATTAGGTTCTGGCTCAATGGAAAGAGCATTAAGCTCTGCATCAGAAGGCTTTGGCAGATCAATAGGCGATATTACAGCCAATATTGCAGGCTCACAGTATCAGCAAGAGCGTGGACTACAACAACAAGCATCGTTGCAATTGGCAAATTTAGCACAACAAGCCCCATCACTTTATGGTCAGCAATTTATCCCAGCACAACAGTTGGCGCAAGTTGGCGCACAGCGAGAGGCTATTGCCGGACAGCCATTGCAAGAAGCAATGAACAGATTTAGTTACGAGCAGCAATTGCCTTATCAGCAATTGTCAGGATTCTTATCGTCTGTATATGGATCACCACTAGGATCGTTTGGAGTTCCTGCCCCAATGCAACCAAGCACAAATAGAACTATAGGTGCGCTTGCTGGAGGTTTAGCTGGCGGTTTAGGTGGTTATGCTTTAGGTCAAGCCTTCCCATCCCTTAATTTTGCTGGTGGATATGGAACGGCTGGATTAGGGGCAATTGGTGGTGGACTTCTAGGTGGTGGATTCTTCTGATGACCGTCTTTCCTCTTAATGTTGCTTATATACACCAACATTGGGAGGAAGTGGCTAAGTATTTGCAGCCTGCATTAGATTTAAGTGGTGTAGAAGAATTCAATCTAGACCAGTTAAAGGTTTTTGTTGTTAATGGCACTTGGACTCTGTTTGTTGTTGCAGAAGAAAATAAATTGTGCGGTGCGGTAGTTGTGGCATTTTCTAACTATCCAAACGACAGAATTGCTTATGTAACTGCAATAGGCGGTAAATTTATAAGCAGTAAAGAAACATTTGAAAAGTTTAAAAATGCCCTAAAAGGCATGGGAGTAACTAAAATACAAGGTGGCGCAAGAGAATCGGTAGCAAGACTGTGGAATCGCCTTGGTTTTAATAATAAACAAATATTAGTGGAATATAAATTATGAGATTTAATAACCGATTTTGCGCCTTAATGGACATTCCAGACTTGCCTAGTGGTGCGTTTGAGCATATTGGCGATAAGAAGATTAAGCCTCAAGGTGGCGGCAATCCAATCTCAGCAATTACAGACCCAATCTCATCCGCATTAGGTACTGATGGCGGTGGCGGTGGAATATTAGGCG